TTCACTGCTTTGTGACCAAGCAGCAGCTACTGCTGATGAAACGTACCGCAAGGAATTCGAACTGAATGGCAACAAATACACTGAAGCAGTCATAAAATCTTTGGTTATCCGTGACAAGGACTATCTTGCAGCATTGGATAACAAGATGAAGGCTGAGTACGACCTGGACATTCTGAAGGCGATCGTCAAAGCATTTGAGCAACGTGCCTCCATGCTGCAGTCACTTGGCTCGCAATTGCGGTACGAGTACGGTATGCAAGGTATGAATACCAAACTCGTTGACGATGAGCAGATGGTCAATACGGTCAAGAGTGCAATTGGTGAGCGTCGCAAGCTGAAGAAAATCAAAGAATAGTCTGCGACAAGTTGTATTAGTTGGATAAGAGCGAGGCAGTGATGCCAATGCTCAATTACATTCATCAAAGGAGATTTATATGGCAAAAGAGCAATTAGGTCGTGCAGAACGTCTCGCAGCATTGCGGGACAAATTGTCGAAGACAGACCTGCGTACAGGTGGTGGTGGATTCTTCTCTCCTCCTGCTGGCAGGTCTATCATACGGATCCTTCCTGAAGTTGGTAAAATGTCGTTCTTCTTCCAGCAGGTCGGAACCCATCAGATTCCCGGCACGGATAATAAGAAACAGTTTTATTGTCCGAACTTCACAAGTGAAGGTGATCTTGATTGCCCCATTTGCGATTATGTCGAAGAGCTGAAGCGTCAAGGCGATAAGGCATCAAAGGCTTTGGCTGACAGCTTGCGTGTGAAGCGCAAATTCTGGATGAACGTCATCGATCGTGATCACGAATCCCTTGGTCCGCAGATCTACACTCCTGGTGTTATGGTATTTCAGCAGGTCTCAAGTTTGATCAGCGACCCTGATTATGGTGATATTTTCGATATCGAAAAGGGTATCGACATTATCATCGAGAAGAAGGGTGAGAAACTCGATACCGAATACCAAGTCAAACCTCGTCGTGATTCCACTCCGCTGCACGTCGACAAGGAACTTGTCGATGAGTGGCTTGAAAAGGCTCATGATCTCACTCCTGTCGAAGTTGATGAAGATCCTGAGAATGACAAGAAGTTGACCAAAGGTCACATCTTGTTCATCCTGCCTTACGAAAGGCTTGAAAAGGAATTCGAATCATCTGCTGATGATTCCGCTGATGAGGAAGAAGAACGACCTGCTCGTAAGACAAGCACGGTGATCAGATCCAGCAAGCCTGTCATCTCGAAGACCAAGCGCGATGATCCCGATGAAGATGATCCCGATGAAGATGATCCCGATGAAGTGGTTGAGGATGCTGATGAAGTTGCCAAAGAACTTTCGGAACGCACCACCAACCGCACCGCTCGTCGGCACCTGCGTTAGTTGATCGATTCAAATAAGGACGGTTGGGTTAGACTCAGCCGTCCTTTTGGAAAATTATGATAAACATACTCCACTTTGCTGATCTTCACATAGGAATAGATTCACACGGCTTTATCGATCCTGAGTCTAAGATAAACATTAGGACTTTGGATATATTGGATGGTATTGATGCTATGATAGACATGGCTATCGAAGAGGATATAGATTTAGCTCTCTTCGCTGGTGATGCCTTTCATAAACACAGTCCTGCGCAATCCTATGTCAATGAGTTTGGTAAACGTATACTAAGATTACGTAAACAGTGTCCTGTAGTACTGTTGGTTGGTAACCACGATATGCCAGGTAGTGATAGGGCATCAGCATTGGAAATCTACAAGACTCTTGAGGTTGAGGGTGTAATTGTCGGCAAGTCTTGTGAACTTTACAAGGTTGAGACAAAGCATGGTACAATACAAGTTGCTACTGTACCTTATCCAAACAGGACATGGTTGGATGCAAAGGAGTCTCTGAAGCACCCAACAGATGTTGTGTCTAGAATGCTCAAGGATGAGACGACAAAGCGTATTCGCAAACTTGCTGATTCCATAGATTCAGAATATCCTGCTGTGCTGTTAGGACACTTTACAGCAGAAGGTAGTCAATTTGGTTCTGAAAGAGAATTATTGGTATCCAAAGCAGACGCTGCAGTTACTTTAGAGGATTTGACAGCAGAAGCATGGGACTATGTGGCTTTAGGACACATACATAAGCACCAGGACATATCACACGGTATAAAGAATCTTCCTCCTATTGTTTATGCAGGGTCAATAGACAGAGTTGACTTTGGTGAAGAAAAGGATGCCAAAGGATTTGTGAAAGTCAGCATTAGTGATAAGCGAGTTGTGTCTTGGGAATTTATTGATATAGGTGCCAGACCTTACAAGACTCTTGAATTTCGAGTCAAAGGCAAGGATGCTACTGATAAGATTATCGACAAGATAGAAAGTAAGTCAGATATCGAAGGTGCTGTTGTAAGGATTATCATTACTCCGGTAGATGACTTGACTCGTTTATCCATATCTCGTGAAGAGATACTCAATGCTGTAATGCGTAAAAAGGCTTTATTCGTAAAGTCATTCTCTGTACTTTTACCAGAAGAACGCAGTATAGAACAAACTTCCTTACGTGCAGGTGCTCTTGACCCATCAATGACACCGTCTCAAATGGTTGTCGCATACTTCCAAAATCTTGGTAAAAGTGATGCTGAGATCAAAGACTTATTGAAGTTACATTCTGATATTGTTGTTACATGTGAGGTTGAAAATGGCTGAAAAGACTGAAAACAATGATGGTTTGATAGATGATATCATGAAAGGTTTGAAAACACGAGGTAAATTCGATGTCAGCCTGTTGTCTGATGAGAATTCTCCATGTGTTGTTTCAGACTGGTTGTCAACAGGTTGCTTAGCACTGGACACAATCATGGGTGGAGGATTACCATACGGTAGAATTACCGAGATTTATGGTGACAACTCTACAGGCAAGTCCCTGATCGCTGCTCAACTTGCAGCCATTGCTCAACAGGACGGCATACCAGTCGTGTATGTTGATACAGAATCTGCAGTAAGTTTGGCAATTATGGAAGCGGTTGGAGTGGATACGAAGAAACTTATCTACTCTGCTCCAGATACCATTGAGGAAGTCTTCGATTTGTTCGATACTGCGATTACTTCGAAGTCCTCAAAGTCATCCGCAGCCACAAAGATGTTGATAATCTGGGACTCTGTGGCTGCTACTTCTACCGACATGGAAATGGCATCCGCTTATGGCAAGGCATCGATGGGACGTCATGCACAACTGATATCTCAGGCTATGAGGAAATTTGCTCGTAGACTAGCAAAGGAGCATGTTGCTGCACTATTCCTGAACCAGACTCGTGAGAAGATCGGAGTAATGTTTGGTGATAATGTCACTACCTTTGGTGGTAAGGCTGTAGGATTCTATGCCTCAATACGCATCCAGTTGAAAATGGGTGCAAAGATTAAAGAGGGTGGTCATATTGCCGGTATTGAATCCAGAGCACAGGTTGTCAAGAATAAATTGGCACAACCTTATCTATGTGCAGCATTGCCTATATACTTTGGGCATGGCATTGATGATGCTTTGGCTTCCTTCTACTATTTGAAGGATGCCAAGATTCTTGAACCGTCTGGATCCTGGTACAGAATTGAAGGTATTGAGGACAAATTCCAGAAGTCGACTTGGGAAGATGTCTATGACAAGAACTATGATCTGATTGCCAATTTGATTTCCAAGATACAAATTATCGACGATACGTCTGATGAAGGTGAAGAACCTGAGGACGATAACGAAGAATAAAGATTGAGAGGCATTATGGCACCAGCAATAGTATTCAAATTTGTATCACGAGTGTCTGCAGTTCTAATGCTAATTGGATTAGCAAGAATGATAACCCAATATATGGGTGGAGGGGACATTGATGCTGCTGTTCACCACTTCGTTGTAGCATCTATGTTTTGGATAGGATCAGCAACACTTGCTGATGTAGCGACTGAACTGTATCGCAAAAATGTTAAGTCTAATCAAACAGAAAAGGAGCACGAAGATGAAGAAAGTAATGAGTGTAATTGCAATTCTGATTGTGCTAATTCTTGTAACAGTTAGTTGTAACC